TATTGTCTGCCTTAGGTTCTTCAAGCTCTTGATATTCTTCAATAGCCCCAGATGCTAAAAGGGCCTGAAGTTGTTTAGCTTCAAGCCCTTTGATTTCATCACCTGGCATAAAATGCCCGATGGATTGTTTTGCTGTGTACTTTGGCATGTTCTACTCCTTATAGGGTAATAAAGCCAGTACCACCAACTACACCATTCTTGTTAGAAGGCACAACCAGTGGAGCAGATTCGGTCATCAGCATGATGCCGCTTGGATCTTCACAGTACCACTGACGGTCAAAGTACTGCTGAGCAACGCCGTTGGCCAACATGTTTTTGATCTTACAGTGAGCAACTGAGCCATTGGTATCAGAGATTAGTGAGAAGTAATCCTTAGGAATAAAACGATTCACCTTACCCTTGTTGCGGTAAGTTGCGTCATATACCCAGAATTCGATTCCATCAAAAGTACCTTTGAAGGTCGCTGACTCTTTAACACCAAAGCTTGGATTCACTGGAACAGAAATACCGGCATACGGCGTGATGAATTCTTTTTTGAATTCTTCATTGTTCCAGAGAGCCGCCCAAACCAAACCAGACATAACAGACAGCTTAGCTTCACCACCATCAGCAGCCAATTGACGTTCAAGCATGGTGCGGATATCCGTTACCGGCTTGGCACCAACTTCATTCCACTTGGTTAACGGCGTAAATGTTAAAGATGCATCACGACGGTAATCCACCAGGTTGTATTCATAATCATCCGAGTGAAGCGCGTATTTACCATTTTTCAGTAAATCAATTGCCATCATGAGGACCGAGTTATCAATCGCATCATGGTTACGCTTCATTACCGAGATTTGAGCAATGATCATTTGCTCTTGCTCAGACAATCGCTGGTTACCAGTTGAGATGATACCCGCAGTACGTAAACGTTCCAGCAAGGCAATTTCAAAAGTTTCAGCCGGAGTGACTTGGTTTTTTGGCTTGTAGTAAGCCGGTTTAACATGGCGTACTTCACCAGATTGGGTGGTATCAAATGGCTTACCAGGCTGTTGCGGAGATACCAGTGGTGCCAGATCATGTTCGGCAGATACTTCAGCCAAAGGCACATCATCACGGTTAAATAACGGGCGGTTTGGGAAAAGCTTGTCTACAAGCCAGGTATCCATTGGACGGTAATTTGAGTGGATCAGTGCAAGCTCGCCCACATCAAGAAGTTCAAGTGGAGCACCTTCAATATTAAAAGACTGTGGCATGTTGTTTTACACCTTAGAAAGTTCGATTTTGTTTTTAGTTGCCTGTGCACGTGCTGCGTCATATTGAGCAGTTGTAAGCAAGGTTCCATTTACCGATACAGCTTCGACATTAAATACGCCGCCGTAATACACTGGGATTTCGATCCCATCAGCGGCCTTGATTGTGGCTTCTGCAGCTGATACATCCTGACCACAGATCACATCCCATGTTTTTTCATCAGTGGCATGGGCCAGCACATTGGCATCTGACAGTGTTAAAAGATCGCCGTATTTAAATGCTGTGGCGGTTGGCACCTTGGCATTAGCACGACGTAATTTTTCATTGTCCAGGATCAGCCGTTTTGATGTGACTGAAATAGGCGGTACATAGTGAATAGCCATGAATTATTTCCCCTTTTGTTCTGCAAATGCTTGTGCACCAGAAGTGAATTTGTGAGTGTCATTGTGATTTGACTGTCCACCTTGCCCTGGATTGGCTTGATGAGTAAACAAGTGAGCAAATGCCGGATTTACATTTGGTGCAGGCTGTGGCTGTTGTGCAGCTGGTGGTTGTGTATTACCTGCCGAGAACTGACGAAGTTGCTTAGCCGTGAAGGTAAAAACTGAATCATCCATATTGGTATAAGCCGTTTTATCTTCAGCACTGAATTGCGTTTCCAGCTCAGTTTCTAAAGCTGTAATTTCATCAGCACGCTTTTGTGCTTTGAATTGCTTAAGTTCAGCCAAGGCATCATCACGCTCACGTTCTGCCTGCTCTTTGTCCTGTTGTGCTTTTTCTAATTCGGTCACGTCTGTGTCCTCTGGTTGATTAAATTGTTTTGGAGAGTGACTTGCTGCCACTGCGTTTGTATTGTCATCCGCACCCAAAGCACAGAAAGACACCTCACGAATACGCCCACCACGGAATACAGTGATTGGGCCTTGATGCAATTTCCCATTTACAGTGACTGATGCGCCTGCTTGAATCTCTTCAACTGCAGAAGGTTCAATTCGAACTGACATCTGCCATGGAAAGCCGTCATCGGAGTCTTGAGCAACCTGAGTACCAAATTCATTACTCATTAGATCACCCGAAACTGTTAGACCATTCTGATGATCAATGCTGTGGCTATTGATGGCTCCAGCACGTTGCCGGGTTGAGTGATCCAGTAACGCAGGGATTCGGCCTTTAATTTGCATAGAATCAAGATCAAAGATGATTCGATCCCAATACCAATGATCGGTAATAACTTCACCACTGTATGCAACACCGGAGAAAGTCCGCTTCTTCTTGCCATCTTCAGCTTGATCGACATTTAAGTTACCGACCTGGAAGCAATAC